CGCCGATAAGAGGGGATCTAGTACGTCATACTAGGTCATCGGTTAGTTTTGTTCTACTCTCAGAAGTATTGAATCATGTATCAACACATCGTCCTAAGGTTAGAGCCAGGATGCAATGCAGGGCAACCTTGCCCGCGCTGCGTGGAAATTAATTTCCCCGCTTCGCTGGTTAACGCCGCTGCGTCATCACTGGGGTCTCTTTCACAACCAATTGTTTTAGACCCTGTCACCCCGCAGGTGCCCATCATCGATACATCCTCCGATGTACTGATGGACATCACTTGGGCCACAGACTTAATACCCGACTACCATGCGTCCATTGAAGAGCTCATCGTCACCCCGACGGTGCCCAATGCTTATGTGCACGACGAATACACCCCATCCTTCAACAACCCTTTCTTTGAGGAATTCCATGCGTTCACCCCGCGAGGGGCCTCACCCACGGTTGATTATTATTAATGCCTCGTGGTAAATTCTCCCACAGACAACCCACCAATCAACCCAAGAAGCCCACCCTCTCCAAATCCCAACGCAAGTTCCGCGCCAACCAAGCCAAGAACTCCCAACACCTCACCAATGCCATCAACACCGCCCTTGCCCAATTCCAGACCAACTACAAACCTGTCGCTGATCCTGGCGCTAACAAGCATATTGATGACGATTGTCTCAAGAAAGCTGATCATGTTGAGCTGTCTTACAGCAATTCATCTCCTTGTCCTGATCCGACGTGCCAGTCAAAAGATTGCAAAGCTTGCATGGCCGACATCACGCCCACCCGTCCTTCGTCCCCCTCACCATCGAATGATCCTTCCGGTGGTTCCGACCCCGCGCCTTCGTCTCCTCAGAAAGAAGGCTCTCCAGGCCATGGAGGCGGTGCTTCGCCGTCTTCATCGCCCGCTCCGATCCCTACGCCAAAGGCTGGAGCAACATGGTTCTCCCACCCATTACCAAATCAATTTGGTTTTTGGCGAACATACCTGTTGCTTCTTGCTCTACTCGCAATCGGACCGCTGTTCTCCATTTACACTCACACTGGTTTCCGAGTACTCCCTGAAATCAATGAGGTACGCTCTTGCCCGCGTGCTAATTCTACTTTGCCTGACCGCTGGTATACTCCGGTTATCTTCTACAGTCATGTCAGTGCCATCGTCTCCTCCTATTCTTGTCGAATCAGCTCAGGATTTGCAGCCGATCTGCTCTCAGTCAAACACGACCTTACTACTGTCCTCAGATGGGTAGTAGGTTGGGACCTTTATGATGAGACTCCTGCATTTTTGAGTTATTCCATCAGACACCCTGTCAATTACATCGCAGTTGTTTTGATTGCGATAGTGTTGATGGCTAGTTTAGGTAGACGGTCACTGCTTAAGGTTAAGTTTAGAAAGTACCCTGGCCTGATTGTGTTCTTCATCTGCGCCTATGTCTTATGCCATGATGCTTCTTCCGTTCGTCCGGTTCGGGAAGAGTATAATTGGTGTCCTGGGTGCTCTACTCCCATTACTCGTATCTCTGTGAATTACTCTTACTCTTCACTTATCGTCAAATATAGTGCGGCAGCAATTTTCTTGATGTTGTTTTCTCTCGGCCCTGATTACCGAGTGTACTACGTCTGCACGCGCACTATGACCTCAGATTCTTTCGATGATAAATTTGACCACAATAAACGTGGAGAGAAAGACAGAGAGCAGCAACCAGACATGGCTGCCGTCGAAACTCACCTCACCCATTCATTCCACATATTCCGCAAGGCATGGTATGTTGGAATGCCCATCCGCGTGCGTCTGCCTAGATTGCGCGCCGAGTGGTTCTCAATCATGCCTCGCCCATTCAGACCCGACTTGCCCAAGATTACCCCAGCTGACATTGTCGTTCAAATGCACCACAAGTGGTCCTCAAATGTACGTGACAAGACAACTGTCTCGCTTGAATTATTGAGGCAAGCCTGCAATCCATCCTCTTTTTCTCCGACCATCGATCTGAAACTGGCCATCGAGCGCATTGCTCGCTCCGCCTCGAACAATCAGAACGTCAACATCTCCCGTCACCACTTGACCGACAAACGTGAGGATATTTACGGAAATACCACACGCTTGGCGGTTGAGATGCGTAAGTCTCTCTTCGCTAAGGCTGACCGTCTTGTTGACTTTACTCCTCTGCACCCCCCCTGAAGGGCAACCGAATACGTTGCCTGTTCGGGTATCGGATGGGTGAGGTGACTCTCAAAAGGCTCGAGTCCCTCAATCCGAATGCTGTCGTTAGTCCTGACTACGGCCGCAATGATCCGCTGATGAGAGATGCCGTCTCCACGTCGTTGAACTTCGATGTAGACGGTTTCGCTCCCCCAAAGCCGGACCTATCTCATACCCCGACTGCCCGCAGAGGGGCGATCCGTCGCTTCTGCACCAAACCTACCCGACCTTGTTTCGTTAAAATACGACGTCTTCGTCGTTATGCTAGAACGTTCTTTCGCAAGAACTTCACTCCCTTAGCTCCCGATCATCCCGTCAATGGTGATTTCCTTGAACGTGTGAATTGGTGGCTGCCCTTGACTAACTACCCGCTGTCTCGAAAGACAGAACTCATGAACCTGGCGCTTGAAATGGCGTCAGAATATGACCTCAGCAACTTTGATGTGAAATCTTTCATCAAAGAAGAGACCTATCCCGAGTATAAGGATTCTCGCTGTATTAATGCGAGATCTGATGAATGCAAGCTGCTCCTTGGCCCGTATTTTAAGGCCATCGAGGAAGTCACATATAAAAACCCATACTTTATCAAACACGTACCTGTGTGTGATAGAGCACAATACATCTATGATATGTTGTGGACCCCTGATGGTAAGTATGTTGCTAGTGACTATACCTCGTTTGAAGCTCACTTTACTCCGGAAATGATGCATGCAATCGAATTTGAATTCTATTCGTACATGTCTGCCCCTCTTGGTAATTCGCTGTTCATGTGGATCTGTTATAATGTCCTCGCTGGTAGAAATAACGTCGCCTTCAAGTCCTTTACTGTGAGGGTTGACGGCATAAGGATGAGTGGAGAAATGTGCACTTCCCTAGGGAACGGTATAGCTAATTTGAC